TTCCTGTTGAGGAAGATGGTATTAAATCCCATGAAGGTGTTATATATCCTACACCATCTGATTGTGTTGGGTANTTAGCAGATGATGTCATTGTTTGGTCATATAGAAAATCAGATCCACCTATATCTGTATTAAGTACTGTTACTCCTGAACCTGAAATGTAAGTTGTGATCCAATTATTTATTTCTGTTTGTGAAAATTGTAATAAATATCTGCTAACTTGAGGTAAGGTATTTTGTATATTGGTAGATGCTTCTAAGATTTCATCTAACCCAGTATTCATACTAGATGAAATTGAATATAATGAAGTATCTTTTGTAGGGAAAATTTTATATATTGCCATAGTTTATTTTTATAATGGTACCACTCTACCTTTAATATCTTGTGTTGGATTTTTTACTTCAAAAACCATAGGATCTATAGATGGATAAATAACTCCCTTTATTGTTGCAGCTGTTATATCATATGAAAATTTACTATATCCTAACGCTTCACCTGCTAGATTATTTATAGTTACATCTTGTACAGTTTGTACTCCTTCTACTTTATCTAAAAGTATATTTATATCTTTTAATAAAATAGGTTCATTAATTTGCCATTTATCTATATTAAAGAAATTTGTTACTGAATCTACACACTTAGTTATTACTTCACTATTATTGTAATTTGGCAAAACAATTATATCAAATAATACTTCAATATTAACTATATAGGCATCTTTAATAGTAATAGAATCATTTATCATTCTATATTCAGATAAATAAGTTTGTAAATTTCTTTTTAACACATTAGAAGCTGTTCTTAATTGTTTATTTATATTATATGATAAAACATATAAATCTAATACTGTTGGTAATTCTCCTGCTTGGTAATCACCTATTTTACAGGGTTCAGCATGTGCTTTTGCTATAACACCTAAATTAGCAGGCATTGATAATGATCTAACTAAATAATCTTGTGTTGTAACTGTTCTTAATTGATTTTGGAAATTACCTAATGAGTTTTGTCTAAGTTCTTCTACTGTATCTCCATCCATTCCACCATCAGCTGCTAATTCATTATTTGATGATACAGAATTAAAAATAGTATTTGCTAAAGAAGTATTTGATAAATCAGGATTTACAAATACAATATTAGTATCATCAATTCCTGTTAAAGTTCCAGCTTCAACATTTGCAGATGCTCCTCCTCCAGTTAAATATCTTACTGTTAGAGTTGTATTATAAGGTGCAATCCCATAAGTATTTGTAAATACAAAATTTGTAGGGGAAAAAGCAGTTGTAAGTTTTGTTTTTTCAAAAGGTAAACCTAAACCTACATTATCTGGGTTAGGTATAAGTTGTTCTGTTGTTGATCTAGTATTACCTGCTCCAAACTGTAATTGTAATGATCCTGAAGATATAAAACGTGTAGCAAATCTTCTTTGTACTGTTTTTAATTCTAATAAATAGGGTACTTCAGGATCCATTGCATAATTAGGATCATTAGTATTTGTGTTTCTAATAGAATTAAATACGTTTTCTTGCGCTAAATTAGGAACTTCATACCAAGTATTACCATCACTGTCAATCACGTCTAATACGCCTATAATATTATTATTATTTATTGTTCTTGTATCAAATTTAACAGCAGCATTAAATGTAAACTGTTGTGTAGTAACTGTAGCAGATATGGCTTTTCTTGTTTTTTTAAGTAAAAAATATGTTGGATTAATTCCTGATATTTGGTATACAGTTGATGTAGTTGGATCTAGTGAACTTGATGCAGAAAAATCAATTACATCTTCAATTATAAATTTTTGCGTTGAGTCTAAATTTGATGAAACTTGAGTATTTTCTGGTATTATTAGTGAATAATCATAATCAGGAACATATTCTCCAAGTACTTGTTTTGCAGGGACTTGTTGGTAAAAGTCTAACTTTACAGATGCTACAGTTGTTACTTTAGGAACATATCCTAAAGAATAAGCTAAAGCATATAAATTTTCTGTTTGTCTTGCTTTTTGAATAAATGTTTCTTGTATCTGATTATCTAAATAAAAAGATAGAACATCTCCTACATAGGCTGCCATTTCCATAAATAGCATACCTGTAGAAGTATCCGTAAAATCATTAAATGTGTTTGGAAAATATGTTTTAGAATATTGTATTAGAGAATTTCTAATTGTATTAAAATCTCTATCAATATATCTTATGTCTCTTTCTAATTTAGCCATTATTGTAGTAATATGTTTATACTATCTTCTATTCCAAAATTTACTATTTGGTAAATTAAAGTAAAGTTAACAGTATTTTCGTCTGGTTGGTTATTAAATTTTATTTCTTTTACTTCTACATTTGGAAAAAATATATTTATATCGCTCTGTATTGTAGATTTTAAATCTTCTGTGGTTGAATCTAAGATATTTTCGAATAATAAATTTCTTAAATCAGCTCCAAATTGAGGTCTAAATACTCTTTCTCCTTTATTAGTTAATAAATAATTAACCATATTAGCTTTTATTTGATCTCTTGTAAAATAAGTAGGTACAAAGACAGCATCCCCATTTAAAGGAAAACCAAAACCAACCGCTCTACTAGGTTGAAGGTCTATTGGAAACTTACTTTGTATTATTCTTGCCATTATTATTTATTCATTAAACCTAATATTTGATTCATATCAACTTCACCAGCAGGTAATGTTCCATTTGCTGTATCCATCCCTGCTTGAGGTTGAAAGGATTGAGCATTATTACTTGTAAAGGATGCAGCTGTATCTCCTAATATATTTTTATATGCATCTCTTTTATCTTGTGAAGACATTGTAGGAGATTGAGGTATAATAGGTGATGGAGCATTAATATTTTCTGTTATTGGTGCTTGGGTTATAACTCTTGGAGTTTTAACTGCTTCCAATAAAATTTCTTTCAATTCTTCTTGAATTGCTTCTTTTACTGCTTCTTTTATTATTAATTTTAAGGCTGACGTCTTCATTTTATTTATAAATATTATATTATTAAACTTATTTAATGTTAAATTGCGGAAACTACAAAACCTACTTGATTTCCGTAACCTACACTGTCTACCATTATCATTTCAAAATCCCAAATTCCGGTTGACTGCAGAAATATTGGTAGGGATTCTTTAATTTCTAACTCTTGAGCATATACTTCTTTTTGTCGGGCAATTGGATTACCATTTAACTGGAGTCTGAAAATAGCATTAGTAAAAGATCCTTGTGTTCCAGTTCCACCAAATGCACTCATTACTACTTTTGTATTTGGAATTGTAGTAGTAATGGTTCCAGATACATTACCAGTTGTAGGAGTTAAAATATTATCTACATTAGAAGGATCATTACCAATTATAGTCCAATCAGCTATAATTCCTGAGGAAGAACCTGTAGGATTATTAATACTACTACCAGAATAATTTAAACCAGTAATAGAAACACCTGTTGATCCTGCTATACCACCAATACCATCTCCCCTTACTATATTTAAATCATTTTCTGTTATTTGTATAGTTAATCCTGCTACATATTGATCTATATTATATTTCATTTCTTCTACTAATACTTGTACTGATGAACTAAAAGAATATCTAGCTTTATTTTGAGGATCATTATATAATACTATATTACCTGTTAAAGGAGTAGCAAATTTATCGGTTGATGTAAAAAACTTTTCTCCTCTTGATATAGAAAAATTTCTAGTTGATATAATTCTTCTAGAGTCAAAAGCAAATTTATTTTTAGGATCATAATCAATTACCATTACAAATCCCTTGTAAATTAAAGGATCTCGAGAATTTGCTTGTAATTGTTTGATTAAATCTTCTTCATTTGCTATATTAATTTCTGGTATAGATGAATCTCCTGCTGCTAATAAATCTTTTCTTATTTCATTATTTAGAGTTTTTTCAATTACATCTATTTCTAATTGACTAATATCTGTAACAGGTGATCCTATAACAGCAGGGCAAGAATCTCCTAATTCTATTTTAGCTGATAAAAATGCTAAAATTGCTAAAGATGGTTGAACCATTGATAAGGTTTTATCCATTGCTATTATAGCTTGGGATATTAAACCTATTATTCCTGATATTAGTTTAGGTATTAAAGATACTACCCCTTTACCCATAGTTAATAATTTATCTAATTGATCTAAAGCATCCGAAAGAATAGTTATTACATTTAAAGGAATTGCTATAGCAGGAGCACCAAAAGCTACTGGGATAGGTATAGCTTTAATAACTTTTACCCCCACTTTTACAGAAGTTATTATAACATTTAAAGTATTAGCTGTTACTTCTAAAGTTTGTAATGGTCTTTGAACTGTAATTAGTGCTTCTTTTAATTTATTAGTATTATCAATTAATTTAGAAATATTATTTTGAAGTAATTCAACTTGTTTTCTTGTATTTTCTTTTTGAGCCGTAGTTAGTGAAGGAGTACTACATATACTTTCTGGGGTTAATATCTCTTCAAGTCCAATATCATTTTCTCCTCTAGCTAAAGCAACTACATCAAATTGTAAAAATTGAGGATTTATTCCTGATCTTTCAACTGTTTTAAGTGTTTCATTTATAAGTTTCTCCTCCATAACAGATAAAGAATCTTGTATTTTAGCAGTATCTTTTGCTACATTAACTACTTGTTTTACTATGACTGTTTCTAAACCCATTATTTACTTTTACTTACTTGGGATTTATATTGTTGAATCTTATTTAACATCTTTTGAGCCGCATTTTGTACTTGTACAGCAGGAACAGGTATTAAAGGATTTATTATAAAAGGTATTCCAGTTCCTATAGGAGTTTGTAATGCTCCTGATAAAGACATAACTGTTGATAATAAAGATTGAAAATCAGCTAAAAATTTATCTCCTAATATTATTGATTCTCTTGCATTTTTATCACCCAATAATACTTTATCTGATTTTATTATTGTAGTTTTTGTATCTATATTTAAACTATTTTCTGAATTTAAATTTATTGTATCTTGGGATGATAATAAAATTGAATCACTATAAGCATTAAATAGTAATCTTCCAGATGATAAAATAATTTGAGGGTCTGTAAATTTATCAGGGGCAATAGGTGGTTGAAAATAAGAACTATAATTTCTACTAGCTACTCCAATTGGAATAGCTTGTGTTGAAGTTAAATATATATTTGATAAATCTAAATTTATATCTTCTACTTGTGGTACCCAAGGATCTGTATCTTCTTCATGTTGTCCGTTTTTTATTATAATAATTGGATCACCACTTTCACCAGTTCCTTCTCTAGACCAAGGATTAGGGATTACAGCTTCTGTTACAGTAGAACCTAATCTAAAAGTATTTCCCCATCTACCTTGTATTAAGTTATCACCTTCATAAGGTAATAAATTTCTTATACTTAATTTTTCATTAAAAGTATCACCTAAATCAATTTCAGTACCTCCATCTGTTACTCTTCTAACAGCTCCTCCTTGTGTTTCTTCATAATCTTGTTGTTGAGAAGGAGGTAAAAGATCTGAAAGAATTGGATCAGGTATTGCATTATGGTGTACACTATTCCATATATTAATAGGTTGAAAATAATAATAACTTAAATTATTTACATTACTTTGTATTTTACTATTAGGTAATGCCATTATATATACTATTTCATTTTCTAATGGAATTATAGATTGATTTGGAAATAAAGGTCTTGCAAAGTTATCTGTAGAAAATTGAGGATTTGGGTTTGGTTGGTTTATTTTATCAAAAAATATACACCCTATTGAAGACCATTCCCCAAATTTTTTAAATGCTTTAGGTTGAGTTTCATCATCAAGCATAGCATATTTAACCCTACCTGAGAATACATTAGACTGACCCCCAAATGATTGTTTTGAAGATGATAATGAACTTAATCCAATTGTAGGTTTAACTGCCATTTATTTTTCTTTATCTTTTATTTGAAGTTTTTCCATCTCGGCCATAAGTGCATCTTTTTCTTCATCAGTAATTCCAAACCCACCATCATCAGTAGCAGTATTTACTGCTCTTTGAATAATAGTAGCCATTTTAATTAAAGCATCATCATTCTTTACTCCGATTTCCATATATTCCTTTATTAAAGGAACTATTAATGTAGCATCTCCAATTTCTTGAACTAAAGGTTTTAGTTCTGAAATTAAAGAAGATACTTGTTCTGATTTTTTCTTTTGGTTATTATATATTTCTTCTAGTATATCCGAAAATTTTTTATCCCCAAATATGATTGAATCTAATTGGCTCATAATTTTTGGTTATAAATATAACTAAATTAGTCTTTTGAGGGAAGATAATACCCATGTTCTAAATAAAATAAATATTTTTCTTTAAATATTTTATACAAAACATTAGCGATTTTGGTAATTTTTGGTGTTTTAACATCTACCATCTCACGAATATAAATATAAAGTGCTTTTTTATTAAAAACATCTATAGAATCTCTTTTTCTAAATAATTCTAAAATTGCATCTGCTATTTGTGCATCATTACTTTTAGGGAAAATAGTATATATTCTTTCAGTACATTCATTTACAAATTTATCTATAAATAAAGATAACTTGTCCTCATGTTTATACCCCTGTAAAGCTAAATCATCACCTTCAAATTCTTCTTCTGTAACTTTACTTATTCCATCTTCCATTTTTTGGGACGTAATAAATCCTGGATTTAATTGATCTAAATTAGAATAGTTAGTTAAATCTCCAATAGGAATATTTTGTATTTTATTTCCATAATTTTTTGTATTATATACAATCAACCAACGTTTTACAATAGTACCAAAATACGAATATGCTTTAGCTCCATTTTCGGGATTAAATAAATGGATTTTAGATAAAAGAAAAACCATTAATTCATGTTGAAGATCTTCTAAATTTTCAACTTCAGTATAGTAAAATTTAAATGTGTGAATTATATTTTGAGTAAGTTTATAAAAAGGCCAATGAATATGATCTTGATAAAGATTACTTCTTTCTTCTTTATCTTTAGAATTGTTATACTTTACAATAGCTGCTTCTGTATCTTTAGTAAAATATACTCTTCCTTTTCTTATCTTTTTATTCTTCTCTATTATGTGATCCATTATTCTTAAATCTTTTTGATGTTAAAATCATTAAGAATTTCTTGAATTTGTTTTATAGTTTTAAAAAAGAAACCTACTTCATCATCACCCTCAAATGAACCCTTAATATCTACTTTTTTCATTTTTTCTTCGGATACCTCAATTGCTCTAGATATATTATCTAAATATTTTAAATATCCTAATAGAATATCTTCTTGTTTTTCGTTCTTACGTAGTAGATTAATAGTCGTAAACCCTAAAGCTACGACTATTATTGAAAGTATTATTATTGTTGTTATCATAGGTTATCTAACATATTTTTAAGTCCTTCACTTTTTATTGTTCCTAAAGCTTTATTTTTTACCGACTTGTTATTGACCCCCAATGTATAATTCTTTTTGCTGGTATCCAAGTTATTTTTAAATTTAGGTAACCATTCAATTTCAAATTCAATTCTGGCCGCCATCATATCTGCTTGATGTAGGATAAACGGTAATGAAGTTCTTGGTTTTGTTTCAGGCATATAACCCTTTAAATACTTATCATTTGCTGAGTCATATAAACCATCATGAGTTTGTATAGCTACCATTTCATTAAATGTATATTTAACGTCATGTTGTTGAAGTAAGAATAAACCTCTATCTGGGACTGCAGCAAATGCAATTTCTTTATTATGCATGTAATCCTCACCTAACTTATCTTTTCTCCATTTATCAGTTTGGGGTAAATAGGATTCATGAGTATCATCTCCCATTTTACCTAAATCATGATTGATTGCTGAAAATACTAATTCTTCTTCTGTAAATGTAGTCATATCACACCCTTCATCTTTCCAAAGATTAGATTGTTTAAGAGCACATCTAACTACTCTATTTACATGATCAATATACCCACCTGGAAAAGCATTATGGTATTCTTTTTTATGCGAAGCAGGCATCATCATAAGACGATCTTCGTATTTTTTATAAAACTTTATTAGTTGATCTTTACGATCACCTGTAATATACATTTTAATATTATTTAGAAAATTATTCCAATTGTTTTGGATTTCCTCTGCTGATAATTTCATAACTTTTATTTTTTAATTTATCCGTTTCTTAATTGTGCATGTTCTCTTTCTATTTGAGATTCTAAATCTCTAAGAACATTTTCTGTTTCTTCGATCTTTTTAACAAAACTATCTACTGGTTGTTGTGATTTAACCATCATTTTTAAGTTTGTTAAATTACCTTGTATTTTATTTGTTAGGCGAACAATTGTTTCTGGGTTGCGTAATGGCATGACTTGATTGTTTTAGTGTTTATTAATTTGGTGTACCTTATACCCCGGTACCCTGTTTCATTTATTCTATTATCTAATTATCTCTCTTTCCCTTAATCCCTGTACCTCCAATATACGACATATAATCTTCGCCTCCAACCTTAGATTCAAAACTTCTTGATTTTTTTAGGATTTTTAACAAGAACGCACATCTTTCATATTCTTCTTGTTGGGTAAAGAAATTGATCCCTAACTCCAGTGATGTGTCTAAATATTCGTCTGAATAGTATTTAACTGCGTCTATATGCGATGCCTCGTTGAGGTCGATGTTCTGTATGAATGACCATGCTCTGCTGTATGTAACAAACTCCCCAGCTTCCTTAATGTCTTCAATATTAAATTCTTTATTTGATTTTTTGAAGAATGTAAGTACTTTTTTATTAAAATTTATGTGGTTAAGGATAAGTTTTTTATACATTCCTACATAGTATACTGGAGATGACTTTAAATCGTCATAACTAGTAGTCCCCTTTGGGGATAGGTCATCATTATTGTGTGAAAATAATCCGAATATGTTGTCTAAATTTACCATGATTAGTAATATATGTTATAAATATTACCAATCCAAGTAATCCTATTCTACGGATTGTTGCTTTTGGTTGTAGAAATGATCTTCTGCTTCTTTTTGATCGTTATATAATTTTTCTTTATCTGCATTTGATAAACTATTCCACCAATCATTATGATTAGCATTCATTTCTTCTAATGTAACAGATTCATTATTTTTATTTTCTGACATATATTAATTTTTAATTAGACATCCCAATCTCCACATGCTATTTGTATAGCTAGTAATGGAGATATACTGGGTATTGAGTTAATTGTTTCTAATGCTGAATATACTACTTCAACAGTTTTGCCTGCTCTATTAGCTTGATCAAGGCAACTAGCAAAATCTAAAATCTCTTCAGATGTTACTTTTTCTAAAAAACGTTTTTGCTGGCTATTCATTTCCATCTTCTACTAATTTTATTCCTCCATTTTTCTCACTAGCTTGAGCTATTTGTTCTTCTTTACTAAGCCCACTATCAACGGTTGTATACCCTTTTTCCTTAGCTTCTGCTTCCATAGCCTGAATTATAGCGTATTTAAACCCCTGTGGGTATAATTCCCTACACTTTTCATCACCCATTTGTTTATAAATTTTCATAAAGATTTTATTAATCTTCATTCTTTCTTTATAAGCTGGGAATTCTTCACCTTCTGCTCTAGCATTAGATAAATTCATATCTTCCCACAATGAAGCTTTTTTATTTTTAATCAATTCTTTTCTTTTTTTCTCTTTATGCTTTTCAACACTTTCTTTAAATTCCTTAGTTTTAGGATCATCTTTACGCATAGTAAGACCTTCTTCTCCAAATGTAACTAAGGTATCTAAATTTTCTTTATAATCTTCTTTTTTCATAAATTTATTTTTTTAATAGTGAAGGTGAAACATTAATCATTTGGTTATTATCTCTGTCTCTAACCTTAATGTTTTTATTATTAATTTTAATAATTTCAAAAGTTTTAATAGGATCTATTTTTTTATGCATAATAAATACCACATCACCAACATTAAAATCATCTTTTGATGATTTAACAGGTGCATCACCCACTTTAACTGTCATTTTTGCTCTTAATTCTTGAGAATCAAATCTAATTGTACCTAATGAAATAGTAACACCATACTCTTTTTCTAATTGTGCTACTGTTTTTTCGAAATCACCTCTAAATGATTTAACTTTTTGTTTATTTAACATAACCTTTATTTTTAATTAATACTTGTGCTTTTTGCACCTTATTTACTCCGTAAATATACGAAAGATATCTCGGGGAACCAAATTTTTTTGCATAAGCTTTCAATCTTCTAAAAAGGTCTCCCTTCTACATATATTAATACTTACATACGTATATATCGCAATTACGCCGTTATACTCAATTCAAAATTACCAGTTGCGCGAATAGCGTAGCTATTAGCAGGTACGGTTGTAGTAGGGGTAAATTCAAATGCACCACCAATTGAGCCAGAGTTAGGCATCATAATTGAAAATTTAGTAGGTTCTTCAACTAATGATGATTGATTGATGGAGTTTAAGAATCCACCAAATGAGCCAGTAATAGATTGGGGATCACCAATGTTGTCATTGATGAAGTTGGCAAAAATATCTATTTGTTGAGAAGCATTGGCATTAGCAAAGCCAGCAGCTTGCAAATCATTTTGACTAATTGTAATACCATCACCGGTTTGAAAAGCTAATCCTCCGTTTGTAACCATAGCACTTACAATAGCACCTCCAGCCGATGTAAGAGATATAATAGCTCCACCTCCAAATAAATCTCCCTCAACATCAAAAGTAAATGTGTAGGGGCCGCCAGTTATTCCAGAAACAGTGTTGGAAAGTGGAATTGATCCTAAATTAAGTGGTCCGGATTTAATAATGGTACCTCCAGCTTGTTGAGTAGCGATTCCGTCGCCATCTAAAGCAAGATATGACGTTCCTACTTGTGAGTATTGACCGTCTCTATTTTGTAACGCGAATGTATAAGTAGTAGCCGCGGTTAATACCTCTCCTGGTGTTCCTCCTCCGCTCATTGATCCTGATGAATATGTTGCCATGCTGAAATTTTGTTATAAATATATGCTAGTTGTGGGCTCCATTTATAATAGCCGAAGAGCTCAAACCTTCATAGCGAGGTACGTAAACTATTTCACCTATATGCTCACTTCCTATAATTGGTTTTCCAATATAATCATCTCCTATAACCATAAATTTAGGGGCATTTATTCTTATTAATTCATCTAACATTCCATCACTATAAAATGCATGAACTTCATCCACATATCTTATCGCGTGGAGAAATTCCATTCTATTTTTCAATGTATTAACTGGCCTACCTACTCCTTTTGCTTCTCTTATTCTCTCATCCGTATCAATTCCAACTACTATCTTCCAACTAAAACTTCTAAATTCTTCACATGCTATTTCATGTGCTTTTTGGAAGAGTTTGACATGCCCCATGTGGAGCACATCAAACGTTCCATTAACCCAAATAATATCCTTATGCTGCATATTCTAAGGCTACTTTAAACAACTCTTTATTAATCTTCATATCTTGCTTGAAGTTTTTAATTTCACGAGCTTTTCTATGTTTAGTACCTATTGTGTAATCAAAATCACCTGTAACGATTTTTTCTTGAACTACATTAAATACTGACCAAAGATCTGATCCTTTATCTTCGTTTCTAACTGGCTTTGTAAGTTCTTTAAGATCGATTTGAATTCTATTCATTTCTTTCTTTGTAAACCTTGTATTTAAAGCTTCTTTAGCAAAATCTAAAATTGCAAGTTCCTCCATTTCTGTAGCTTTCATTCTATTCATTGACTCTACGGTTAGAGGTAATTTTTCAACCATATCTTTAATTAATGCTTGAAGATCTTCAAACGTATAACCCATATGACGCATTTTAATGTCTTCAAATTTTGTATCTGCAATTACAAGACCATTTGAACATATTAATCTATATAAACCTGCGGCAAATGTAAATGAATTTTTACCATCATGAGAGTTAGTCATTAGTATTTGTGGAAATACTGTATCACCATCTTCTCCATTAATTACTACATCATCATTTCTGAATACTAATAAATGCTTTTGAAATCCCATAGTTGATTTCTTTCTTGCTTTTACCTCTTTTGCTTCAATTGGCTTCCAACCTAATAATTCCATATCATCAATAACTCTTTCTGTTGGAATGTGTGTGTATTTCTCCGAAACATCACTACTTGGTTTAGTTGCAAACACTGCTGGTGCAAGTGAAGCAATATTTTCTTTAGTTAAATACTTTGCTGTTTGTAAATCATCTGAATTAATCATAACTTTTATTTGTTTTTAATTATTAATATGCCGTGAATATACGAAAGATATTTCGGGGAACCAAGTACTTTACCGGAAGCCTTCAAAAGCTTTTAAAGTGCTGTTGCAAATACGACAACCATTATAATTAAATATATTAAAGGGCTGATGTCTGTTTTATGTTTCATATTGATAGATATGTGTTTAACTGCTGTTACTAGCAATTTACATATGACTCTGCTATTAACCGTTTTATATAAGTATATACATTGTCGATAGTGAAATTTTTTAGTACTCTACGAATGCGCCACTACGATTTTTTGATTCCTTTATTTACTACGGGGCTTGCATGAGCATATATTTGTATATACCATCGATGCTCTATTTTAGTGTACGATCTATGAAGCCCGCTACAACCTTTTTACGCACATACACGCGTCGATGGATATCCGCGCACCGTGGGTATTATTATGTACGTACGCGGTACGGCGGCTGCTATTCTATATATGTGTGTAGGGGATATTATGGTGATGATATATAATCCAGTTCATACCGCGGTGAGCATTATTACCGATAAGGTACCCACCAAGGTATACCTAGGTGCTACGTAAGTAGCTATTAATGTATAATAAGGATATGTAATTGTAAGTATAAGGTACGGCTAAGGTGCTGGTATAGTAATGTCCACCGTCGTAGTCTGCTCCACCGTCGCGCTCATTACCACATAGTCCATCACCATTCACCACATAATGCGCGTCTTTTTTGCTTATACCCCAATATACGAACAATTTTTGCGGTATCCAAGCATTGTTCACAACGCTTTCCACGCATTATTTGTGACCATTTGTGAACATGCGTCGCGATTTGCGGTTCATAAGTATATATTCGTTACCTAGTGTAAGGGTTGGATGCGCACAGGCAAGGGGTTAATGGGAGTGTAGTTCCGGTTTATATTCCCCATTGTATGTTTGTTACACACCATTGTTTATTCTTCGCCACGTGTCATACTTAGCCATCTGTTTGTCATACTTACGTTTAGCCTTCGCCCTAGAACGCTCTTCAATCCAACACCATGCAAAGGCAAAAGCGAATAAAAGCGGAACACCTAATAAACCATAATATATCTCCACCGTCGTTTAGTTTTAATTAATATTCGTTTGAATCATCCCCATTACCACTGTCATTCCTATCTCCACCGTCACTGAAATCATCATACTCACTTCTATCCTCATCTATCCATGGTTCGTTTGATTGAGTATATTTTGATTTAACTTCTTCTTGCTCTTTTTTAATTTCACTCATATTAAATCTCATACGCTTGAGATCGTTTTGATATTTAAATCGCTCGGTTATAGACATCATTCTCATCATGTCTTTGTCTAATTGTTTAGCCATATTATTTATGTTTACCACGTTTTGGTTTATACTCATTAATTGGCATGCTCATTGTGGAATGTAATCCCTGTTTAGCACGCTCTTTAGCCATTTCAGCTGCCACTTGTCTATATGTTGGTGAATCTAATTCACACCCTCTATATCTACGCTTCATTTTATAAAAAGATTAATATTAAACCAATTAAGGAAATCATCCCAACTAATACTATGGCGATAGATTGTTTTAATTCTTTACTCATTATTTATATTTTAACTAATTCACTACACTTTTCATACTCTTCAGTACCTTCAAAATAATCTAATAACATATCTTTGTTATCATGATCCACAGGTAAATAAAATTCACCTTTATTTGCTAATTCATCAATTGTAGTTTTACCTACAAATAAATTATATGCATTAAGATAAGATCGTCTCATATTAAAATTTATACGTTAAACCTAATGCTACAAAAAACCCACCACTAGCAATTGCTAATGTGTTTGGGTTTAAATTAAATTTAGGTGTAATTGACTGTTTGTGATGAATCATATAACCACCACCCATTGTCATCATACTTAAACCACCTATTATTGCTAATTTTTTCATATTTTATCGAAACTTAACCTGTTAATTAAATCAACTAATTTAGCAACAGCTTCATCTCTGCCACCATCTTCAACATACTGAAGTATAGTATGTAATTCATTATATAATACTTCTTTAATACGCTTATCCATTATAATTTTATTTGTTTTAAGTATAAATTTAATTCATCTACATTTTTAACACTGCTTACCACACCAATTAACTTAGCAACTGTATCAGTGCTAAGCCAACCAGCAACTCTATCACCATTACCTAAGTCTATATTATCATTATTATTTGGTGTTGCATGTGATATCATAATTTCAGCAGTTGGTGATTTCCATTTATCTGTTATTTCATGCTCATCAACACCACCTTGACCTTTATTTGAACAGTAATTCATAGTACCCCATTGAACAGATATTTCAAACCCATTATCAAATGTCATACAAAAACCTTTACTTTTATTTCCTATAAACATAACTTTTATTTTATTATTACTTTAATATTATTTTCTACTAATTCACTTGGACCCATATCAGTATTAAATTGAGTTTCAATAAAAATATTTATTGTATCCCCAATCATTTCATTATCCAAAAATATATTTTGAGTAGGTCTATAATTATATTTTGAATAAGTTCCTAATATAGTATGAGCAGCTGGATGATCAACATCAAAATATTTAGGTATTTGATAACCTACAATATTAAGAGGTGGCATTAGTTGAATTAAATCTGTTAAAGTATAAGTATAATTTCCAATTGAAATTGGAGTACTTAATCCTTGATCATTAAACCAACCTAAGTAAGAATACATTGGTATATTAAATGTTAAACTATCTAAAACAACCCAATAATCAGAATCAAACCTTGCTTCAACTAAAGGAACACCATTCACAACATAATCATCATTAAGTGGTGTAAGATATCCTGATACTTGAAAGTAATTTAATTCATCCCATTCAACTTCATAATAACCATTACTATTAGTAGTCATTAATTGGTTTTTATAAATAACTTCATAAGAAGTTTCACAATCACCCATACAAGGTGTTTGAACTATAGCTTCTTTAGTACATGAAGAAAGAGCTAAAATAGTAGATAATGTATATAATATATTTTTCATGATTACGAATTTGTTCTTGAAAATTTACCATTATATTGATACATTTTACCTAATGTAGGATGCATAATGTTATTACCATACTCAACAAGTTCTAATAATAATTTAGACATTGCTTGTACTTTTAATGCAGTAACAAATACTACACCATTAATCACTTTTGAATTTGTTGGATTTAAATTTACTTTTTTCATAACCTTTATTTATTTTACTTATGTTCTATTGGCTTCATGCCTCATTTACCCCGTAAATATACGAACAATTTTTGGCTTCTCCAAATTTATCCGCAGGCTTCTTCAAATGTTTTATAAATTTTTACATCAAATATGTCAGATAATCTTTGATATTCTGTTCTTTCATTCAAAATCCATTGCCAACTCCATTTATTATTAAGCAGTGATGAATTAATATTAATTAATTCTTTAAATGTTAATTTACTATCTTTATGATTATCTAATCTTTTAATGTATCTTTTATAATTTTCATCCTCATCAACCATTACTATCTCTAGTTTAATATCATTATAAACATTTTTTAACCATGGAATATGATTAGGACAATTATATATCATAATTTTACTATCACTATTATAAAATTTTTCAACACCTATTTTATATAGATTTTCCCAATTTTTATATAAGGGGTGAGATGAAGGAACTTCAGCTCCAGTACTACCCATATGAATTCCTTTTTTATAATAATTAAAAGTAGAAAGCCACTCACCACAAGCTATTAATGGGTTATTATTAATAAACGTTGTCTTTCCAGTAGCTACTGGTGATAAAATAATTTTTTTACTCATTATTTTCCATAAATTTATTTCTAACTCTATCGCTTATAGGTATAGCATCTCCCATTTCATCGACTCTGACGAATATAATATTTGTTGCGAGTATAACGTTTTGTTTACCGTTATATACGTTGTGAGATCGCGCTTCCATGTATAACTTTATTGAGGTCTCACCAACATTTTCAACACTCCCATAAATTTTAAGTAGTTGACCTTCACGAGCTGGTTTATTAAAAACACACTTATCTATAGCCTTAGTTACCATACGAGGTGTATCACAATACTCAGCTGCAAATGAAGCAGCAGCAGCATCTAACCAAGCTAATAATTTACCACCAAATAAATTACCATGAAACCCTAAATCGGATTTTTTAATAGGATGTTGAGTTATATGTTTCATAAATCCCATACACTTTTACGTTTATATCTCCACCATCTATGTCTTAGACTTCTAAAACATCTCATATACTTAGCATTTCTTGTTCTAAATCTTCATCAAAATTTCTTTGATTCATTTCTTTATATGATAACTTTTCAATATTCCTATTTCTACCTATTTGTTCTACAGTATGTTTTATATCTTTAGTTTGAACTGTTAATTTTTGTCCTTCATCTTTATCATACTCTATAAACTCTACTAAATACGTTTTAATCATTTTTTATTTTATTTTTAATTTTCCTTAATGCTTTTTCAAATCTATCTCCAATTTCCATATTAGGATATTTTGTTTCAATTACTTTAGCTTCTTCTAATACCTCATCTTGAATCCCTAAGTTATAAGCTTCAAATAATATATCTTCACTTTTATCACCCATTCAATTTAATTTTTTGATTTACTTCATCCCATTCATATCCACACCCATCATTATAAATACGTTTTTGATATTCAATTTTATCTTTAACATGAGCTGGACCTGTTGTATTTTCATTATTAGTCCAAGTATAATGGTTTGGGTTAACTAATTCTTTTGGAATATCAATCATTTTTTTCGATCTATAATCAGTATCATCATTAAAACACCAATGGCAATCAAAATAGTAATTTCTAATCCCACCATGTTTTTTTATCCACCCTGCACTAAACCTACTCCATTCATCAATATCCCCATCTCCAATAATATTATTAAAAATAGTATTATAACAAGTATAATCTGGATTGTTTATTGCGTATTCAATTAAATTTTTAGCCTCTTTAGATGAATAATATTCATCAGCATCTACTTGAATCATTAATTCAATATCATTTTCCTTCATCCAAGGGATGCATTTATCTCTTGTTTCAGCATCTGTTAATAATTCTTTACCACTAGTACTAAAAAGATAATCTATCTTATTACATTCTTTATAAATGTTTAAAACAACTTCAGTAGTATAATTTAAATTTTCATAACCTAATTCAGCATATTCCTTAAATTGTCCACTTCCAACCCAAATTTTAATATCATATTCCTTTTTTAAACTTATCCAGGGGTCTATGACTTTTTGAAACGTGGTAGCACAATTATAAGCTAATACTTGTAAACCTATTTTTGTTTTATCAATATTCTTCATATCCTTTTTCTTCAACTAATTCAGATCCTGTTGAAATGTTTATAATTTTTTTAACTTCACAACGTTTATCATTAGTAATATAAACATCTCTAGCTAATTCTACAAATTTCTCTCCAAAATCTTTATTCCTTTCACATTCTCTAATATCATCTTCAATTTTCCATAATTGAGAATTAATATTTTCTAATTCCAAATAATGGTTTTGCAAATCTGAATCATTATTATCAAAAATGTCTTCAGCTAGAGGATTTAATACATCAAATTCATTTTGAATATTTACTAACTTTTCTTCATCAGTAATATTTTTTAATTTAATTTCTAAAATTGATAATTTATCTAGTAATTCTCCATTTGATACTTCTACTTTCATAGTTTAATTTTTTACATTAATTTAGGTAACCTAAATTTTAAAATAGCTGTTCCATTAACTGTTGGTTGACCCAAATCATCTATACCAATTTCTTTTACTTTAACTGGTTTATTTCTAAATCTTCCTGTTAATATAGTATCTCCTACTTTAATAGGGATAATAAAATAATCTTTCTTATATGTTGCTTTCATATCTGTAAATATACAATAAATTTATTAATAATCCTAACTATTTTTTAACTTTAATATACTATTAAAAACATCATCAACTTTAGAATGACATTTAAATTCAGTGTATCCTTCTAAACAATTTGCAAGAGGTGGAATACCATTTATAGCATTCCATTCTTTTAATCCATATTTCATATTACTCCCACAAGCAATTTCACACTCACCTTTAATATATTGATACTTATAATCTTGACTTGATTTTCTCCAAGGAGCTCTTAATTTATGATTAAATGAACTACCTAATTGTATTATTTCACAATCAGTTGATCCAGCTACGTGTAATATTCCACTATCAGCAGTAACAACACACAAAGCATGATTATTCATTATATATCTTAATTCTGGTATAGAAGTAGAGTTAATTAAACTAATACCTCCTTCAATATTACATATATCTTTATTAACCCATTTTAATTCATTAGTACACCATTCCTTTTGATTTAAACTACTACCTACAATAACAACAGGAATATTATTATCAATTAATTTATTAGTTAATTTTTGCCAATTATCTTCACTCCATGTTCTACTCTCCCAAGTTTTTGAAGGATGAATTATAACATACTTAGTAACATCAATTTCTAATGCATCTTCACAATACATATCACATTCTAGTTCATCAGTTGTTAATGAAATTCCAATATCCCAAGCATTAAATTGTCTAATATCTATATTATTATGCATTTTAATGTTATCAAATATGCAAGTTTTATGTAGTGTGTAGCCTTCAGTATTATCATCAATACCTTTAGTTTCTAATACAGAAGGATGATTCTTAAATAAAATAGGATGAGCAGTAAATACTGTAAGGGGTTGTTCGTAAGCTTTTGCTAACTTATTTAGAACAGGAATAGAACATATAGTATCACCTAATGCTCTAGTATCTATTTTAATAGCTGGTTTTCTATCCATTATAAAAAAATTGTGGAGAATATCGGAGTCGAACCGATGACCTCTTGCGTGCAAGGCAAGCGCTCTAGCCAGCTGAGCTAATCCCCCATTTATTAAGTGTTTTTACGTTACTTATATTATACCCCTTTAATTTTGCTATATGAAAATACAAATCTTCAGTTGTGCCTTCAAATTCATCCATAATAACTACAAGTTTTTCTATATTAAATTTAAATTCTTTACACAATTTGGTTTTAAAATCTTCTATTCTATCAAACTCAGTCTTCATTCCATCTTCAAATAATTTATTATAGCGCTTTCTCGCGCGTAATTCGATGTCTAAATATAGTCTATCTTGTTCTGGATCATTACCTTTATAATTTTGAATAAAATCTTCTTGTTCTTCTTTCATCCAAATTAATTCCCACTCAGCTTGTTGAAAATATTCTGGGTATTCAAAATCTCCATTTTTTATTTTATCAAGTAAAGATGCTTTATATGGTAATGATTTATGAGTTCTAAATCTTCTCCACCAATAAAAAGGCATTGCACGTCTCCCATTAGGTTTTATAGGTATTCTCATACTCCTAAATATTTTTTGTATTTTAGATCCATCTTATCGTAATATTTTGTGTCTTTCATACTCTTATGTGCATAATATATGTCCTTTTTGTCATTTATCAAAACTAAAAAACAAGGTGCTAATGATCTAGCATTAAATCCATCTACTTCTAAATTATCATTAGGATTTATACATAATGCCTTCCAATTACTTAAATCTAATGTTTTTAATGTATTATTTAAAAAATGTTGGTATCTTTTAGTGTCTCTTTCACTTAAATTAACACTATTTATAAAAACAGCTGAATTCTTACTAGATTTTATAAAATTATTCATACAAACTATAAAACCATTATCACTACTTAAAGTATCTATGTAAATTTTATCATTTTCACGTTCTTTTTTAGCAAAAGGACAAGTAGGCATACCATTATATTCATCTCTTGGTACTTCTAATACGTTTTCAATATAATCTAATACCTTTTTATACATTAATATATTTTCTATTCTTTTTATCAGCTGGGTGTTCTTTTGCTCTTCCACTACCACTTTGATTCATGGGTGTAAATAATTCTCCAACATTACCAGCATTTTTAATATTGATATTTCTTTCTTTTAATAGTGTTGTTTTTACAAAAAAAGCATTAACTCCATTAGGATCACAACATACTAAAGTATACCCTGCAGGTTCTAATAATTTGTTAAATGCTAATAAAGAGGCTCCATAATAATTGGTTCCATCCCACATATTTTCGGGTTTATAGGGAACAGTTTTAGATTCTGTTGCTGCTAGATGACCATTATATTCAGTAATTATAATATCTGCAGTATATTCTTTGATTATTTCTTTTAAAACCCAATAGTCATTCATATCTATATCAACACATAATAAATTAATATTTTTAGGTATATTATATTTTTCAAATAAACTACAAACATTTTCTCTAGTTACAAATTCTGATTGTAAATTTATAAAAGAATTATAATAAGTCCCATCCATCATTAATCCATTCCAACCATAGTTTTTCCTTAATACTTTTGTATTACATTGCATACCATCTTCAACCCCAAACTCAACATAATTTTTATTTTCAGGATTATCATATAACATCTCAATTAACTTTATAGTTATACCATCTTCACTATTTTGACTATAAAGCTTTCTAGCAAAGTGTTGAAGATTTATAGTTTTAAGTTTATTTCTTATTATACTAGTTTCAATCTTTTCAACTCCTTTAGATTCAAGAGCATCCATATACCCTTCTAACCAAATTATAAAATTATCATTGTTTATCATTATTATTATTTAATTTACATTTCACGTTCATTCCCATGTATTACCTTTACAGTTGGGAATCTTAAACTAATACCACCTTTATCATTTTTGGTTTCTTCAAAATATTGAACAGTAATTATTTTACCTAAAATTGATCCATCCATATACTCCAAACGTTGCTCTTGAGTAAATCCACTACCCACCTTTACAATGTGTCCTTTATGCTCGATCCAAACCTGAGCTAACATCGTCATTGATTCAGACTTACCATTCCTAACTACCTCATGTGTATCATTATCCCACCCTAATACCTCATACTCAGCATCATGGAATTTCTTCACCTTAACCAAGTTTTTAGTACGCTTACCTTCATAACCACAATTCTTACGTAACATTAATCCTTCCCAATTATCTTTACATTCAATATTTCTC